ATGGTAATGTTTTAATGGAAATATTACAATTGGTTATAAATCAATTACAAACTGTAATGATTGCTGGTAGTAATATTGGTAAATTTACAGATTATTCTAATGCAACAAAGGCACAGTCAAAATTACAAGCCTTATTGAGTTCTAAATATTTTATAAAGAAAAATACATATTAATTATGAGCGTAGTTCCACCATTTGATGTAATTCCAAAAATTCCAATTGATGCAATAACAGAGGTTAATAAAAAATTAGACCAGTCTGTAAATCGATTAATTGAAGACACTACTAGGTTTGTGAAAACAGTTACAAAATTACCAAAAAATTGTAGTTGCGATGATCCTAGGATTACTCGAGCAAAAAATCAATTAGCTGATATACAAAAACAAATAACTGCTATACAAAACTCAGTTCCAAAAATACAAAGTATCGTAGATAAAATAAAAACAGCGGTTAGAATTGCACAAGTTGCTAGAACCGCAATTGTAGCTGCACAACTACTTAATCCTGTTACTGCAGGTGTATTTTTAGCTCAACAAACTATGCTTATACAAGAACAAGTTATAGTTAATGCAATTGGCGGATTGTCTGCATTTTCAACTGTACCAATTTCGATGTCATCAAAGTTAGCAGCAATTGTTCCATTACTAATCCAATCAATTGATTCAATAGGTCAAGCATGTAATGGAGATGTTAATCCATTAGATGTTAATAAATCTGTAATAGAAAATGTTAATAGTGCAATTATTTCTGATGACTCATTTTTAACTGACAATGATGCTAAATGGAATGCTGAGTTACCCTCGGAGTTTTATACAGATTATAATGTAGCTGAGTCAGATATATCAGATCGAGGTTCTTTAATTGAATCATATTCTAATCAATTATCAACGTTGGATAGTGAATTGGATAGAATTATATTATTACAGCAATCAATTATAGAAGCACCAACACAAGTTTTAAGAGGAAATGGTAAACCTAAGGATGACATTGGAAAATTAGGTGATTATTATATAGATGAATCTGATAATAATAAAATTTATGGGCCGAAGACTGCTGACACTTGGGTTTATATAACTTAATTATTTATATCTGTAATATTTATATATAAAAATATTATGGATACGAAAACATTAGTAAAAGCACTTAAGTTAGCCGTTCGAGAGGTTATAAAGGAAGAATTAACTGAAATTCTAAAAGAAGGTTTACAGTCTACAATTAATGAGATGAAAACTAAACCTACAAACAATAAATCTAATAATATACCTCGAGGCCCTAGGATTGGGACTGTAAATAAGTCCAAACAACCAGTATTTAGTGAAAATAAATGGGCTTCAATATTGAACCAAACAGATGTATTGCAAGATAAAACTATGCCAATTGAATCATATGCTGAAATGATGAATGAATCATATGATACATTATCATTTAACTCAGCTGATGCATTAGGATTTGGTGTAACTAGACAAAACGCAAAATCTAATACAACTTCTCCTACCGTAATGGAAGATCCAGAAACAGGTAAAGTTTATGATGTAGCTCCAGAAATTCAACAGGTATTAACTAGAGATTACTCCGCATTAATGAAAGCAATTAATGCAAAGAAGGGTAGATAATGGCATTTGTTTTTGATAATACAATTATCGATACAATAAAAACCAATTCTGATGTTGGTTTGGGAATTAAATTAGCTAGTGAATCTAGTTTATTTACTACATTATATGATATCAACGAACAAGCTAAAGAAAATTTAAAAACGCTATTGTTAACTAGTGTGGGTGAACGATATATGATGCCACAATATGGTTCAAAATTATTGAATATTATTTTTCAGCCCAATATTGATGCATTGAAAATACAAATAGACGACATCATACGAACTGCAGTTAATACGTGGCTACCATATATTTCAATTGAACAGTTAGATATTATAACCGCTAGCGATGATCCAACGTTAAATAATTCAACTGAAATTAAGTTAACGTTCAATGTACAAGAATTTCAAACACAATCTATTACAATTGGCATTGCCGATAATAAAATAATAGTATCATAAGTTTAGGATAAATAATGAAAATACAAAAAGATATATCATATTTAGGTAAAGATTTTGGTCAATTTAGATCAAACTTAATAAATTTTACAAAACAGTATTTTCCTACCGTATATACCGATTTTAATGAATCTGATCCTGGTACGCTGTTTTTAGAATTAGCAGCATATGTTGGAGATGTATTATCGTTTTATGCAGATACAAATTTAAAAGAATCGTTATTAACACAGGCAACCGAACGCGCTAATATTTTTGATTTAGCTAATTCTTTGGGATATAAACCTAAAGATGTTAGACCTGCATATGTAGATTTAAGTGTATATCAAGTAGTACCATCAAAATTAAGTGGGGGCAAATATGAGCCAGATTATAATTACGCATTACGAATTAAGCCGGGTATGCGAGTAAAACAATCTTCTGGTAATGTTGTTTTTCGAACATTAGATGTTTTAGATTTTTCTTTAGATTCTACAGTATCGCCTCGCGAGGTTACATTATATGAAACAGACTCAGCTGGAAATCCTTCGTATTTTTTATTAAAGAAAACTGCTAGAGCGGTAAGTGGACAAATTAAGACATCTACATTTTCATTTACAGATCCAAAAGCATATGATAAAATTGTATTGCCTGATACTAAAATCATTGATATAATTTCTGTTGTAGATTCTAATGATAATTTATGGTATGAAGTTCCGTATTTAGCACAAGATACAATTTTTCATGATGTGTTAAATGTTTTTGAAACTGATCCTGAGTTTACTCAATATCGTTCAACAGCACCATATCTATTAAAATTAAAGTATGTTCCTAAAAGATTTGTTACTAAACGTAGAAGTGATAATTTAATTGAAATTCAATTTGGAGCTGGTGTATCTAATAGTAATGATACTGAAATAGTTCCTAACCCATTTAATGTTGGAAATGGTTTAGCTGATTTACGTACTTCAGGTGATATTGACATTGATCCTGCTAATTTTTTATATACTAATGTATATGGCCAATCTCCAACCAATACATCATTAACAGTAACATACACAATTGGAAATGGAGTTTCGGATAATGTAGTTTCTAATTCATTAACTAAAATTGATCTAATTGAATACTCGGATAATATCAATGCAGGATTATCAGAAGCTACGTTAACATTTATAAAAAATTCTGTTAGTGTTAATAATGAAGCTCCAGCAGTTGGTGCGATATCAGCCGAAACAGTTGATAATATAAAATTAAATGCAATGGCTAACTTTTCAACTCAATTACGTGCAGTTACATTGCAAGATTATGTTATCCGAGCTTATTCTATGCCAGCTAAATATGGAAGTATATCTAAAGCATATATGGTTCCGGATGATCAGTTAACACAAATTACTAAAGAACGTATTGCAAATCCATTTGCAATGAATTTATATATATTATCATATGATTTAAATAAACAACTGACACAATCAAATTTAGCAATAAAAGAAAATTTAAAAACATATATTGATTATTATCGAATATTAACAGATGCAATTAATATTAAAGATGCATTTATTATTAATATTGGTGTATATTTTGAAATTTCTGTATTACCTAATTACAATGTTAATGAAGTTCTATTAAAATGTATTGATGCAACAAAACAACATTTTGATATTGATATGTGGCAAATTAATCAACCAATATTAATGTCTGATATATTTACTGTGTTAGCAAATGTATCGGGAGTACAGTCAGTTAAAACAATTAAATTAACAAATTTATATGATGTTGATTTAGGATATTCTGGAAATTTTTATGATATTGATGCTGCTACTAAAAATGGAGTAATATACCCATCATTAGATCCTAGCATATTTGAAGTAAAATATCCAAATCAGGATATAAAAGGACGAGTAGTTAATTATTAAGGAAATTAAATGTTTAGAATATTTTATGCAGAAAAAGATGCTACAATATACCAATCTGCGGAATACAATAATACAGGTTTAGATGAACTGTTAGAAATTGGTAAACGATTAAATACATCAGGTAGTAATTTATTAAAATCTAGATCTGTTATTAAATTTGATGCAACTGAAATTTCAGCATCATTATCAAAATATAATAAAACAGTTAATGATTGTAAATTTATATTACAACTTTATACATCTACAGCAAAAAATTTACCGGCTGAGTATGATATTGTTGCAAAAATATTAGGACAAAATTGGGAAAATGGTACTGGGTTAGAAACTGCATTAACCATTGATGGTGTCTCATGGCACGGTCCTAATTCTGGGAGCTCTTGGATTGCTAGCACTCAACAAGTTCAAGTTGCAAATAGTACGTTGTATATATCAGGTTCAGGTACGGGTGGTTCTTGGATGTTCCAATCTGCATCAGCTGGATCTACTGCAGGGTTAATAACTTCTGAATCATTTTCTTACCAAACAACTGATATTAATATGAATGTTACTGACGCATTGAAAATTTGGATGAGTGGTAGCGGCGGTGTATCTATACCTAATTATGGATTTTTATTACAATTTTCAGACGCAAATGAATTAGATGATAATATAGCTGGTTATATACGTTATTTTAGTCGAGAAACTAATACAATATATGTTCCTAGATTAACCATGTATTGGGATAATAGCACTTTTACAACAGGATCATTAACCTCAGCTAATATAGAGTCATTTACAGTGTATACTCGCATTAAACCGACGTATAAAGACACTGAGATTGCAAAAATTAGAATATTTGCTAGAGATAAATATCCACAAAAATCTCCTACTAATTTATTCCCTATACAAACAGTTAAATATTTACCAACTACTACATATTATACGGTTTTAGATGCTGCAACTGATGAGACAATAATTCCATATGATGATATTTATACTAAATTGAGTTGCGATTCAACTAGTAATTATATTCATTTAGATTTTAACGGGTTTATGCCAGAACGATATTATCGTTTAGAATTGAAAATAGTTGATGGTTTTGAAGAGCAATATATAACAGATCAAATATATTTTAAAGTGGTTAGATAATATGAGTAGTTATAAAGATAATGGATTGACATGGAAATCAAACTTAGTAACTAAAAATTCTCGAGATGACTCGGGTAATATTACACTACGAGAAGGCGACATACCGGATAATAATCCGGATGTATATATTGATCCGGTGATTTCTACATTTACTGTAGAAAATTTTATAAATTTAGTTAATACTAGATTTTCATATTTTAAATTTCCAACTACCTCAGTTTCTAATGCGACTGAATTAGATTATGATACTGAATTAGCGTTTGAAGCTTTTGATGAAGCTAGTTTTATTACTGATGTAATTACACAAGAGCGGGAATTATTAACTCCATACGATCAAGCAGAAACATATAATAATACTAATATATTTGCAGTAAGTACTATAAGACCAAATGATTGGCCTGCTCGAGGATGGAATGCTGATACAATTCAAAAAGTACGTGAGGCTGAAGAATGGAACTGGTATTATGAATGGGTACAATATCAAGTATACAATGCAGTTCCATTTGCTAGATTGGATACATCTGGAGCTAAGGTTGGTTCTCCAACTGCTGAATTTACTATTACTGATAGTATGCGTCAACAGCTAAAAGATTTAGACAATGCAGTTAACGATAAATTACAAGAAGTATATACTGGTACAGACCGTAATGGACAAAGTGTTTATGTAAAACCTAAAATTAGACACGCAATTAAATTGAAATGTAGACTTACATTTGAAAATGCAAATAATTATGCATCGCCACAGAGAAATCAAATGATAAGTGGATTAGCAGCTGACAGTTTTAAAAGAACGCCCAACGATAATCCTCCAATCAATGGTTTTAACGAAATATATAAGTATGGTAATAACTATTATTTTGTTGATTTTGGATTAAAGGGGTGGTATACTCCTGAACGTGGATATAACATGCGTACGACAAATGGAGGTTATAATCCGGGCTCTAGAATGACATTGATAACTACGAATGGTAAATATAAAGTGCGTCCTAGAACGACTAATAACGATATACAAAATGGTGTTATAACGTCTAAAACTTTTACAAAATTAAATGAATTGATACCTAGCCAGTTGTTGAAAGACACCTTTAACGGCGACTTTAACAAATTATTACCTGATCAAGTTTCAAATATTACATTTAATATGTTATATGATATATTATGGTTATCTGTAGAATTCTTTGAGCAAGATTTAATGAATGATATATTAAATGTAGAAAATAATGCAGCGTTTAGGTATAATTCTGAAATGGGAGAATGGAAAAATCCTGGAGATTTTGCATATAAAGCAATTGATAAACTAAACGAATTATTGTACCGTACAGATACTAGGGATGAAATTAGAAAACATGTTGGGTGGGATATTCATGCGCAGGGTGTTTTGCAACGTATTTACCGTAAAAAAGAAGCAGGAATTAATGAAACATCTGATAGTTTTTTTGACCTGCGTGGAGGCGTCGCCCTTAATGCTACTCAACAAATACCATATTTATCATTTAATAAAACTACTACTAGTAAATCATATTTATCAGCGTTATGGAACAGTAATGACAAATTCGTGCAAACTAGAATATTATATCAAATATACCTGTGGTTAACATTATTAGGAGTTAAGCGATTAACACGTGATACTAGCGCCTCTAAAGTAATTTATGAAAATGGTAAACCTGTAATTCTTCATAGAATACAACAAACTACAATTTCAGAAAAAACCGATGATAATGTAACAATTAATGATTTTATAACGAATGGTAAGTACTCCGACTATAATCCATTGTGGGTAGATTCAGTTTTTAGAAAATGGTTTTATCAAAACAACCAAACAACTAACGCTTATACATTAACTAATATAAATGTAAATGATATTATTGATAAATTACGTGCAAGTAGTGAAACTAGGCAGTTATCATTAAAAAATACACTTGATACATATAATAACTTAGTTATTATTGCGGATCAATCTCAGATTACTCAAGGTATACGTAATGAGTTTGGTGATTATGAATTTTTGAGTAGATTTAATTCATTTGATTATCAAGGTAATGGAGCTAATATATCATTTGAATATGTAATATCTCCGGATTTATTAGATATGATTGAATTTAATAGCAATGAAATGGATAATCCGTCATATGTTATAAATGTTGCTTCGGTGCTTCCTAGTTATATAACTTCTGCTAAATTAGATTGTGAAGTCGTACAAGTACCAGCATACGCTCCTTTATCAGCTCCTGAATATCGAGAAAAACTTAATTCTGGTGATAATTCAAAAACTATAATACCATTACCAAAAGAATTTAAACCAAAAAATATTAATATATTTAAATATGCAAATCGATCTCAAGTCCAGATCAACGAACAAACAATATCAGATATAGACACAAAATATTATGGATCATATGAATTTGCA